AGTTGCTTGGTCGGCTGATTCCCCAACTGCTACTGAACGATAATCTACATCCCACACTACATCATTGGATGTTAATGTAGTTTTCCATCGCAATCCAATTTTCGCCGTTCCCACATAGTTTTTTGGAACGGGAATATGACACGATGAACTTACCTTAGTTGCGCCATCTGTAAATATTAATACTTGGTCTGTAGGCCACAAATCATTCGTATCTAATACGGCGGCGGGTTGCCAATACACATTTCCACTACCATCTGGTACCAACAAATTGACAAAACTCATTCGCAATGTTGACATATATGAACTCCCTATCTTGCTACATTGAATACTATAGTTGCTACTTTTAATTCTGCCCCATCTACTGCTAGCACAAAGAAATTTAAAATATCATTGGTCATTAACATAGTAGTCCATCCCGACAATGTGTTGTCGAGATATTTGGTATCATTACTCATGGAAAGTGGCGTACCAACGATAGAAGCGGGAGAACTAGACAGCGGTTCATATGTAGTATGAGTTTGTAATCGAATATCAATATTAATACTGCCCGAACCACTTGTATATATACCAACTTCTGATAATGTTACATCTGTTGGAATGCGCACAGAACCCTTGAACCCCGTGCTGAGAGGATACGCGCCACCGTTCATGACAAATGCCACGGTTGCGATTCCGGGAGTGTATGATGCGTATGATGCACTATTCGCAAAAGATGCACTATCCGCAAAAGATGCCGAACCGAATGCAATAGTAGATGTGGGGGGTAAAAGTATCGGACTAGATAATGTATCAATATTAACATTGTTATTATTAATATCATAAAATTCGGTTTTAAATATCAAAGAAGAACTTGCATACGCATCTAATGGAATTACCATCTGTACTTCATCGGAATTAAATCCAAATTCTTCTGCGGTTTTTAACCGTATATTAGTATAGGTAAAATGCCCATCAGACATGAGAAAACGCAATTGCGCCGGACCATTTTGTTTAACAATGAAATTAACTTCTCGTTTTTCAATAAGCGCAATGGATTTATTTACAAATGAAATAGAATCTATTGGCATTCCCCATACAGTTTCATTAATGCCCCGAGCGGAACCACTTCCATACAAATATACATTCAACTCTGCGTCTGTGATATATGATTGCCCGTTTACTTCTTTAGCATAATATACATCATAGGATAGTGTATACTCGCTACCAGTAAAAAATAATAGTGGTTCTTGTGTACCCAAAAAGTAACTGCCTGTTGCGGCGGGACTAACTATATTAAATGTTACTCCATCAAGAAGTTTAGTTGCACTTCCTGTTATCATATTAATTGAAGATGTTACAGAACCACTATAATATTTGTTACTTCCACTAAAATCAGCAAACCATGTAGTATCAACATGAGAAGCTGTTGTAAAAATACCAGTATTGACCACTCCCCCACTAACAAAGAAATCTTGTGGAGGTGGTTTCGTATCTGCTACTAAATTATAATCTCCCTGTGCCAGTGGTTCTTTTACAAATGTTTTAATACGAGCAATTTCACCACTCAAGGTATTTAAATTGATAATACGCAAATCTACAAATACATTAGAAATACCCGGTACAGTGGATTTTCTATCTACTTCATATTGGATTTGCATGTTACTTTGCGATATTGAAGTGGCATATACTTTATACAAATCTACTGATTGTGTTGTTACACTTTCTGTAACTGTTGTCACTCCATTTTCTAATACCGTAACAGGAAAACTAACTCCATTTTGATCATAGATATTTGTGCCAGTAAACGCTCGGACAGAATTCAAAATCCTATCTATGGGTAATTTAATAGAACATGTCTGTTCTGTATTAAGATATGTACTAATGCTTGCACTGATAGATTGAGTAGTTGTTAATTTGGTTATTGACCCCGTGATATATCCGCCCAACATATCCCGAGTAAATAATGATGAAGTTGGTAACAACGAATATCCAGCGGGCAAGTAATTAAAAAATTGAGTTTGTATGGGAATCTGTATATTAGATTGAGATTCTATCAATCTGGTTACTATTTGTTTGTCACCAAGTCGTTCAGTAACAAAAATTTCTGGTACATTTTTGAACCGAATAATAGATACATTTTTTCTACTCGGTTCAATGTTTACTGGTACCGTCCAACGAATATTATATTTATTTGCCCATTCGACGGGTATTGAACCCCCCGCAATAGTACCTCTGGCAACTCCCAATATATACAGATTTCCCGGCCCCGGTGGGGTATTTTCATACACTTCAACCGAAATGAGTCGTCCCCCGCCCTCAGAATAGTTTGTAATAGGATTGAGAAATACGGGGTTTCCGTTTGAATCTATTAGCTCCAATATAATCTCTGATTGCGGGGTAAGATACGAGGTACCAGTGATAAGAAACCCATTCTTACCACTGGTAAAATATCTATCAAATTGTGAAAGGGAGAAATAGTCAGAATATGACTTAGTATCGTTTATGTAAACGGGTACCGTACTGAGATTTAACTTGGTTACAACTTTGCGAATGCGAGCCATAGTATATCACAATAGATTGTTAATATACTATAAATACTACACTTACATATAATACAGATACTATTGAATGAATTTCGTTCCAAATTAAGTATAGTTCAAACTGCTAAATCCGTCTTCGGATTTTATACTTACACTATTATCCACAACATCTCGCATAACATCCAAATGGCTGATAATAATCACAAAATCAAACTGAGTTTTCAAGATATTGAATAAATTGGACATACTAGACAAATTTTCCGCATCCAGCACAGAGAATCCTTCATCTATTATCATAAAATTGGGCTTGGGCAGGTTAGACGCCTTCATTAAAGCCACCCTAATAGCGAGTGAACTAATAAACCGCTCCATTCCTGAGCTATTTTCCAGCGGCCACAGACGCTCGTAGTCGTATACTATCTTCCCGTTGATGTTTTTGTCATCAACTGTCAAAGTGACTGTAAAATCCACTATTTGTGTTAATAGATTATTAATTTCTGCCTCAATATTAGGAATAATTTTGGTAATCAAGTCATACGGAACCCCATCACGACCAACGGCATCCATATAATACTGATATCCTTCATATTCCAACTCCAATTCTTCGGCTTCCCGCATTTTTCGAATACAATCTTCTTTGCGAGATTTGCATACTTCAATTACGGCATGAATTTCACGGAGCTTTTTATCAATATTGGACAAATTCGTTTGAACTCGTTCTTTATTTTGTTTATGTGTCTCTATCGTCGCATCTATACTTTCGTTGTGTTGTATTGCATGCTCCTGTACGAGATATTTTTCAATTTTTGCGTCTATTTCAAGAACTTTCTTTTCCATCTCAATAAGAGACATTTTCAATTCTTGTATTTTAACCGTTTCATTTAATTTTCGTGTTTTGAGTTGTTCAACGCCAGCTTTAATAGCCAATTCATCCTTATATTTCTTGAGGATACTCTCGGCATCTTCTACATTTAATCGCTCGGAATTTCTTTGTTCTGTTAATTCTCGTACTTGTTCAAAATGGGAGTCCATTTCTTCTTTATCTTTCAGTGCCGCCTTAAAAAATACATTGTTCACACAATATGTGCAATTGGGATCATATTCATATGTATCCAACCAACCCACTCGTTCCTTAATGGAATTGTATAATGTTCGTTCCTTGGTAATTTTCTGTTCCAGTTTAGATATTTCTTTGTTAATGATGGAAATGGTGTCCGTCACTGCAATAACCTCCGCTTCAGTTCTAATTATATTCGGAGAAATTGCGATTTCTATTTCCAATTTGTCTATTTGGCCTTGTATTTTATCAATTTCTGGTTCCAGTGTTAAAATCTTACTGTGCAATTGATCTCGTTTTTGATTTTGTTCTTCTAAATTTATTTCCCCACCAATCACGGGGAGTTTTTCATTATACAATTCATTGATTAACTGCTCTACTTGAACCAACTCTTTTGACACCGAACCGTGCAGTATATTATTTATTGTTTCTTGTCCGACAAGAGTGTCCAATTCTGTTTGAATGTCTGCCAACATCTGTGTAAAATCATCATTTTTGAATTTGCGTAGTGCTCCCTGCACTTCCTTGGATTCATTATTTGCCACTGTTACTAATTTATCAAATATGTTCAATCCCATAAACTGATTAAGGAGGTCTTTTCTTTCTGAATGTGACTTATCAATAAATAAAGAATTGGCATTTTGACTACTCAATGCAGTTAACACAAAATCATCATATGTTCCTATAAGAGAACGAATGTTATTATTGGTATCTGATCGCTCGGCCCCGTTTAACGAGACAAGTGAACCATCTAAATTGATAGAAAGGAACTCCACCATTACTTTCACTTGCCCAGTTTTCTTTCGAATTCCTTCTCTACGAATAAGATATTGTTTATTATCTACTTCAAATATAAGTTGAACATTAAATTTGGACTTTCTATTATTCATGATGTCGCTCCCCTTGAATGCTCGGGGAGTTTTGTCAAATAATGCAAATATCAATGCATCCATAGAAGAGGATTTACCGCTGGCATTGGGCGCAAAAATGCCGTAGGTACCAGACATGCCATCGAATCGTATAATGTTATCTTCTCCATACGAAAATATATTTGAAAATTTCAATTCTATAGGACGCCAATGCACATTTCGAGATTGATCATCGTGCTCAATCTCATCATTTAACTTTTTATTAATATCCAATATCTTAGTTATTAACTTAGTACTGATCTGTTTTCCATGTGTAGCCTTTAGCCACGATTCGATCATGGAATTCTGAATACTTACATTACTCAAATCACCTAATTCGAGTAAATCCGTTCTGGCCCGCCTCCCAACAGATGAAAATTTGGTACGATTAACACTTAATTCAATGACATTATATTTTTTACGCAATGCACTAACAGTTTTTTTAATGATAGTTTCGTCTGCATCTCCTGTAAATAATCTCAATCGTACATTATTAGGAAGATTCGCAGGAAATTGTATCTGCCCATTTATCATTTCTAGTGTATAATATCCATAGTCGTTTGGTAATTCCACAAATTCATGAGTACAAGTATCTATATCCCATTTACACCATCCGTGTCCAACCAATTTTTCTGCATGATTTTGTTGAATTGCCGACCCACTGAATTGTATTATGGGTTTAGTTCTTTTTAATCGTACTTTCTTCATACAAAACCTCTTTTAATTTTTCTAAGAAACCGCCGTCAATTACTTCACTTGCCCAAAATCTAATAAGTTTTATAATGGAACAACAATTTCCCACCCATCTTTCAAATATTGTTCCACTTCATTCTCATCAACTTCTATTTCCTCAACTGAATATTCCTGCAAGGTCTGCTTTTTATGTACATCTCCAAGCATGACTATATCAAATCCATTAAACAATGAAATTTCAACATGACGATCCGTAATTGTATAATTGGAATCGGTTTTTGCACCATAAATGGGTCCATGATACAAGGCAATTTTAGTCTTAGCTTTGCAATCATTTGCAACTGGCCACTTACTCCTATCATCCAAAATCGAATGAACGGCAAAATCCACATCAGCAACAGTATAGATGCCACTGTGTTTTAAATAATGTAAATTGGGATTTTTTAGATTGTCTATAATAGGGGATAATGCATCTAATCGATTCACATTGGATAAATTACAATCATGATTCCCAGCAATAACAATAGTGGGAGCAATGTTAGCCAATGTATTTAAAAACTCTGATGCCAATTGTATCATCTCGGGCGACATATCTGTTTTAGCATGAACAACATCACCAGCGACAACTATAATACCATTCCCATTCAGTAATTCTTCGCGCAACTGCTTATACAATATGTCAAAACACTGTTTATATTCATCGTGACGGCGAAGTATGCGTATATGAATATCAGCGATCTGTGCTATTGTGGTTAATTTATCGAATTTCACAGGTATTATATTATACATAATTTATTGGGTATATATATTCAGAGCGTTCAAAAAATTCATTAGATGCCAGACATTGTTTTTTACTATAATTCTTTCTTATAAAAAGTATTCCCCCATGGTGGTGATAATATTCGTGCTGCGTTAATATGGAGGATAACGCACTAATATTCTCTTCTACAGTATGATCACGAGTCCACTCACCTAAATCTTCTATTACATAATAACCCAAAAATCTCACCAATGAAAACAAATTATGCGCGGTCTGTATTTGAGAAGACGGCGTATGATCTCCATCATCTATAATAATATCAAATGTCTTAGAATATAATTGTTTATTGCACTCGGCGGTATCAGACGAATCAAAAATATATGTAACAATTCTCTCTTTCTCTAAATGACACTTCGGATCAATATCTACTCCGTAGATCGTTGCCTTGGGAAAAAAATCTCGCCATGCGCAAAGAGAACCACCGGGAAGATAATCTGGGTAGTTTCGTAAATTACCATACATGTTATGTTTAAAAGTTCTATCAATAGATCCTATTCCAATTTCCAAAACAGAAGTAACAGCTTCTCGCATTGGAGTAAATGCAGCACTATACATTGGCGTGTATTTCGACATACTCTTGTCGCTACCATATTTTTGTATAAGAGCATCCAATAAAGGTTCCATAATTAATATCCTATTATATATGAAGTTTTTGTGTTATCATGTCTTTAAAACTAAACCCCGGCGATGATAATATCTCTTTCCAGATATCTTCAAACCCCATTTCATTAGCATCCTTTTTGGTCGGTGACACATTCTTTACTGTTAACCCGTATGAATTCAACATATGAAATAAATCCCATGCTGATTCTTGGGCGTCATCGTCCAGCAAAACACAAATTTCCGGTGGATGTTCTTCTATTAATTTAGTTAATAATGTATTACTAATAAATTTCCCCAACAACGGAATCGCATTTTGACGAATGGTTATTGCATCAAACACCCCCTCTACTAAAATAACGGGTAGTTTCCAATTGATCATACTTTCAAATACAATGATATCCTTGGACCACGGGGGATTCTTATATTTGTACTTTTCATCGGGATAAAATGATCGAGACACAAAAAAATTCAACTTGTGTGTTTTATCATAGGAGGGAATAATCAACCGATTCTTATATACCCCGGTTGTACAATACCCAAACTTATGCTTAAGAATGTCATGAATACCAAACCCCCGAGATAATACATACGACAGAGCATGCCGATACGCATAAATCGTGCTCGGAATATATAATGGTTGATATTCTATTGGTAATTGGGGTACTTGTAAAATTTGCTCTGGAAGTTTCGCATGAAATTTTTTGAAATCTGGATCTAATTCTCGTATACTTTGTATGTACTCAGGCGGAGCACCCACCGCATACAATAACGACACAAGTTTTCTACCAGCTCTATTACAGACCCAGCATTTCCAAGAACCAAATTTATTGCCTAAATTGACTGATAGTTTCTTTTTACGATGATGACAAAAAACACAATGAAAAAGATATTCCCCTTTTGTTGTTTTTTGAGAAGACCCCAGTAACTTTTCCAGAACAGTTAATGCATCTGTCATGTAACCTCATAGTTAATGTATTCCGTGCGCCAATCTGATAGAAATATCTTTTCGCAATTCATCTGGTATTGTTTTAAACCAGTCTAATAAAATATTGAACTTTTCTTCGTCCAAAGAACCTTTTATCTTATTGCATTTTTTACAAATAACTTGAAGATTATCTTTATTAGAACTTCCTTGTTTTGATATTGGAATCATATGATCAATAGTCAAATTCTTAATGGTTAATATTATATTACAGTATTTGCACGGAGTTCCATATGCATCATATAACATGTGCCGCAAATCTTCTATAGTTATGAAGCATTCCACATTGTACTTTTTTGACCGCGACACCAATCCATATTTACTTGAATCTATTCGCCGTAATATTTTATCAACTACCTTATCTTTATTTCTAAAATGAATGCCAGTTATTCTATCTAAAAATTTAACTTTCCATTCGGTTCGTATACTATTTTTTCTCATAACTTATGTTTATCCGATCATTAAATATACGAACTCTCCCGGCGCCTGTCAATAGGCAACGGGAGAGTTTCTTTAATAATAATTGATTATTTGTTTGGATTGGTAGCACCAGACATGCCCGACCAATAATATTTCTTAACTCCGGGAGATTCGGACCAGAGACTTGCAAAATCATTACCAAGAAATCTATTATAATGATGTAACAATCCCGTGCGGGTCGTTTGATTAAATCTAGAATCTAATATAAATCTCTTATACTTGTCAAACGCTCCGGGCAAGAATGTCCCGGCAGTTGTGTCTTCGCCAGTTGACTGTAATACAATTTTATCGGCTGGCGCACGGGCCTTAAATTGAGTCTGTGTATTACCAATTGAATCATCATGATTGATATCTAAGGGTGCTACCGCCACTTCACCATCCATATAGCTAAAGGTTTTTTGGCCATCTTTTTGCAATCTGGCATCTTTAACATTGGGAGAGCTACTTTGTTCATACATTTCAAGGAGTGTCATATCCTTAATCTCCTAATAGAGTCATCTATAAATAGTATTATTGTTTGTTTATGTATCAAACTTGACCACAATGGTCTGTTCGGAAAATTTGGACCGTGGAATTGGATTGGCAATTTTTGCTACTGCCACCAAATTATAATGCTGATCATATAAACCAACTGTTGTAACATACGGAGTTAAGCTTCCTGTATCAAACATATCATATACCAGCGATCCGGTCACAGAACCACTTCCACTGATAAATTCAGTAACCGTTACCTGCGCAGTGGGGTTCAATGTAAAATTGAAATCAGAAGCATCCATTTTACAATATACAGAATGTTGAAATATTGTAGTAGTTGATTTAAATCTCACAGATGAAGATACTGCGGTATCAAAATATGCTCCAGCAGATGATACGCCGGGAGTACTCGTACCCATCTCTTTCTTAATAACTGCCAATCCCTGTGTATAATCAACGGTTCCCATAATTGAGGATGGTGATCCTGACAAATATAAATTCCCCACACGATCATCAATAATAGAATTTGAAGTACCTATTATTGAATACTCAAATGACCCCGGATATATACCATCTCCCAACGCCTCACCGGCTACGCTAACTACATACACAGATCCAGATGGATAGTATGAATACAACTCAGCAATACTGGCAGATGGCCAATAAATGGTTTGAAGGAGAGATTTCCAAATATAATACGAATGTCTGCCCGAATCATTAGTAAAACCAACCGCCGCTTCATCTGACGAGGGCCAAAGTAGCGGCGGTTGTTCTGCTAAATCTATTGTAACTTGATCGGGGTTGCCTATTGAACCAGATATCACATAATAAACCTGTGATGCTTTAGCTACATGTGGTTCAACCAGATAATCGTCTTTATCCAATGCCTTGAATGTTATGCTCACAATAGTTCTTTTTCAAAGTGTATTTCTTTGTAAGTTGTTATATATCAATGACGTATCAAAAATCCAAGCGGACCCTAATAAGTGCTTCTTTTTCAAACGATTTTTCAACCGGCTTACTTACCTTACCAACAGCCAATAATTCATTATTATCATTATACAATCCAATAGTTGTTACATACACTTTTGGATTATTCACGAAATCTTCGTTATTGATAGTACCATTTGATAGATTATAAAAAGTCGGGTTGTTAGTATAATTGTATTCCTTATTACGCAGTCTGACAAAATAATGTGTTGACGAAATAATTTCGGATGACCGTGCTTGGAAATCATTGCCCAATTGCATTGAACGAACAAATCCCCAATGATTATACTGAGGATAATATACTCCCCCGTTTCCAGCAAGAGAACTAGTATATGGCGCAAACGGAGCACTCCATCCTCCTGCGGCCATATTGGTCAAGCTACTAGAATTTTCGCCCGCGCCAACAAGACCAACACTCTCGGATACTGCCGAGGGATTAAATACCAAAATACCAAGATCGGGATAACAAAGTCCAAACACACCAGCATTAGAAGAACTGGTTGCAGCTATAGTACTACCACTTACACCAGTCAGTGAACCAGATACGATATTAAAAACGCGACCGGACTTACCGAAGGAAACATTGGCTCCCAATGTCTGTAAACTATCATCAATAAATGTACTCGTTCCTCTGGACCCCGATAATACCAACTGCCAGTTACCCGCATCTAAACGACCACGAGTACGAGCACGTTGAATATTAACCACATAAATGTGATGAGAAGTAAATGTTCCAAAGGTAAAATAATCATCCGTTGGATCAAGAAGAAGATTCTTATATTGAAGATATGTTACTTTGGTTTCTAATTTTGCAGTATCATCTTGTACTAATGTGGCGCTACCACCGCCATCGACATTGCCATATGCTACGGCAAATTGAGTTTCTTGATCTGCCGTGGACACATCAAAAATATTAACATAATATCGACTACTATCAGCGGCTACTTGAGTTGAGGAAGTAACAAATGATGTTAAACTTCCCGTATCACCTGTCCACAGTCCGGTTGTTACTTCACTGGGGTTGCCCTGTATAATGTCATCGGTTTCAAATCGTTTGAAAATCATATTCTAGTACTCCTTAAACCGTTGGACGGGGGTTAACTATCACTGGAATGTCTACTGCCGCCCCGGTCTGATTGCCGATAATCGTAAGTTTTGTAGTACGCTGGGAACGAACATTCTTGGGACTTAATGTGAATGAAGTACCCTGTACAACAACTGAATTTGCACTCAGTGTATCACCGATAAACAACGGAGTTGTTACAGTACCAGTAAGCCCAGTTCCGGTTAAAACAGCAGCATCCGAATCATACAGAATTACTGTATATCCAAACGCCGGACCATTGAATCCTTGTGAGGTTACTGGAGTTAAACTGAATGGTGTGCCAATACCATATGTTAGCAGGACGCTGCTAGCTGGCAAACTAATGAACGGTATTTCTTTTGTTCCTCTTGGTAATGATACCAATTTAAATCGAAGTGACTGTGTTTCGTCCGTTACCGCTTCAAGCACTGGCATTGCTTCAATTATAGAACCGTAATATGCGGTTCCTAGAGGATGTGATGTTGTATAAAGAGTATAATCAACTTCATCATCGGCAACGGCAAACTGAGTAATATTAAACCCCGATCTGCCCCGAGCCAATAATTCTCGGCCCTTTTTTGTCAGAACAGCATCTACTGTTACTGTCGCATTATTTAAGTACCCCATATTAAATCACTCCCTTTGTCGTATGTCAAGTATAAATATGTATTAATCCTGTTTTAAGTTACATTTAAGAACTCATTCCCACCCAATGTGTTCGTACCCGGCTGGACGGTCAATGTATTACCCTCTGACGAGAATATTTCAACCGGCGGTTTATTATCTGTTGTGGTGTATTGTGTTTGAAGTGAGCCGAGATAATTTCGCCGTCTGGTCCCGGTTGAATTATCTCTAAAAAACTTATAATGCCGAGCCAAATATCCTCTTGGTACCTTTAAAACACCCTCTAATATAAACAAATTAAATGAAATTTGTAAGTTTTTAACAGTAGCGTCTAAATTATCCAGTGTATAATAGACAAAATTTGGCAAAACTTCATTATCTATAAACCCAGTGACCGGAGGATTTAGACGAATTTGTATATTCTGAGTTCCAGCTTCCACAATAATGTCAAGTATAACATTGACAGTTTCATCTGGCTCTACTCCAAATACTCTAGAGCTATCAATAGCTTGAGATTCTTGGTTGCCATATAACCTCAATCTATAATTATCCTTGTTACTTACCAATGACAATATAATGAACCCCTTTTCAAATTTGATAACACCCTGATTAATACCTGAACCGGTTAATTGAATTTCACTTGTTGTAACTAATTTTCTGAGTCCGGTGTCCGTGGCAATACGATCTAACTCAACCCATGTTAGTTTTGCGGTGCCTGCTAATAGTTCTTCTTGTGTTGGATCAACATATATTATTCTTTTGCGGCCATTGATCGCTCGTGTAATATATTGTACTGGCTCCCAATGTTCTCCATCATATTGAGGAGGATTAAATGACTGGAATGAAATAACCGTAGACCCCGATATTTGTTGAGCAGTAGTAAATACGAAATATTTGTTATTCCCCGACAATCTATTATCATACACATCCACGATTCCTACTTGTTGAACAATGTCTCCCCGCGTATAAAAGTTACCAGCGGACCATGAAGGAATAGTAGTTGGAATCGTCATATATGACGATGTTATAGCTCGCTTAACATAATTGATCCAATTATAAATACCTTCGGGCTGATTAAAATAGGTAATAACTCCATCATCATTCAAATCAGTAATTGGTCCAATTTCATACATCGACGGAATGGAGTTAGCAAATTCATATGGTACATTAGATTGTGTATAATTGGCGTTTAATGAAATATCTACATCAAAATTTGATAGCGCATAATCAGTTGAGAATGACAACCCCAAGTTTGCACTGGTTTCTAGTGTTATATAATCAGAAATAATACTAACTTTATTGTTCATTGGAATAATATTGTCATACAATTCATAACTTGCATTCATACTAGTTGCATCAAGTACAGATGTTTCTCCCTCATATAAATCATATTCAGATGATATTTCAGTATAGGAAGATTCTATGACACTGGCTTCATATGTACAATATTCATTTTCTACTGTTTGAGCATCTATTCCAATTTCTGCCAATAGACTAGACAAATCTGATGATACTAAAACATCCTCGGCAACATCTATCGTTGTTTCCAACCCATAAATCGTATCAAACGCATTTGCAATACTATTTCTAGTACCTGTACCATCAATACGAAATGGATGGGGAATGGTTTGCTTGGATCGCTCAAGTACACTTGATTCTATAACAATGCCCCGCAGCAATACAGCTTTGGCCGGGATGAATTCAATCAAATATTCAAATATAGAATTAGTAAACTCATCAAAGAATCGTATGAATTGTCCGGGATTGTATCCTTTAAAATATTGAGATGCAAATATATTTTGTATAGTACTTAAAGAACTATACTTGTTCTTAAACTGATCGCCGGGATACCCAATATAGTCATCTAAATCAAAAAATCCAAATGCTCGATATATCATTTGATTGATAACATCAGTGGGTGATAAGAACATACCCACAATATTGGAGCCACGTGTTTCTTCTTGTTTAGCTGTTATCGGAATTATACTCTTTTTTGGAGACAGCAATGTATAATTTGATCCCGATGGAGCAGGGTCAGCAATACGGATCTTATTAGAAGAGTACGATAAACTACCACCAACTATTGTACGATACCGAGCGGATCTGGTAATAAGTTCCGATTGATGCGGATACGCGGTACCAGTAGAGAATCCATATGTTTGAAATACACTTAGATTAGTACGAAGAATATCAAACGGTATACTAATACCATCTTTATTAAAATAAGGAGTTTCATTTGTAATTAGTCCGAATGAACCAATCACATCTTCTGGTTTATTAAATGACAACATAACATGCAAATAATTGTATGCGTCTGTTATTTCAGTGCCAATATGACTTCCCGGATTATATGAATGTTCTTCTTTACTAATGTCATTTAAAGTAATACCCCAAATTCTAAATTCGTCTAATAAACCACTAAAATTCTCTGTGGATATTGACCCGCTTCCACCCAAATACAAATGTTCTGGGGTATCAAATGTTGCCCATGAAGCAGTAGGAACACTATCATACGAAGATACCAACACTCTTCTAATTCCATCTGTTTGGCGAACATCTAATTCAATTTTTGGAGTGCCTGTTAAATCTTTCTGTAAAACGACATTATAGAATGTGCCATCAGTGTATGTATCGTAAGATGAAGATAATATAGTAGTGTCAGATGAATCGCGAACTTCTATACGAGAATATTTATCTATAGTACCATGCGGTACTAATTCAAGTTTCCATATATTATCCGCATTGAAAAGTGTAGTCGTTGTATTAGTAGTTGTATTGAATCTAAATTCTATTGCATAATTATCGCGCACTGATGCCGACCACGGTATGATAATGGATGCATTTGGATTAAATCGCAATGCATATGTACTTTCATCAGAAAAATTCATTGATGAAGATACGGGACGGGCCGATTCACGAATTGGCAATTGATGTTCTGTTATGCCAAACGAATGATAGATAGAACGAACGGCAGTACGGGTACCTTTCATTTTGGTGAGATACACATAACTGTGTAATATTCTCTTCCAAATTTCTGAAGTAAATCGTCTGCCTGCTAATGAATTATTTTCTCCAAACAAATATCTACTGAGACTATCCAACGCAGCTTTATTTGGTAATTCCGTACCAAATGAATGTGCAACTTGCCATATTAAATCCTTAGATAATTCTGTATCAATATTAGGAGTACGACTGTAAATGTACTTACTAGCATCAATATATGGTTTCAAATTATCAAAGAAATGTCCGATCATTGCTATAAAATCCCAGAATTCACTATTTTCGTCATTATCAAGAATATGTCCGGGTAAATTACTTACTAAATAATTTTGATTGGCATCATCATATCGTTGTGCAATGGGAACTTGTACCGCAAGCCACGTGTCTGCTGTATTACTATACGGAGAGACAGCAGAACCACTTATTTTAGGCCATGTACCATCAGGATTATATTCTGTTCCTGCATGTATGGTAGATGCAGAATATGGTAATTCTGTTTCAAAATAGAGGTGTGTTTCGTATGGATCAAAACTACGAATTATTTCTTCTGCTGTCAACGCATATTGTTGGGAAGTGGCAAGAGACGCCGAGCGATCTGCACTATATGATTGTGAGTTATTATATTCTACTTGTTTTAATTTTTCTACAAATGTCAGTACACGTTTTTCTGCAGAACCATACATGGTAAAATTGGCGTAATCCGAAAAATCAATATTTAATTCACTTGACTTCCAATCATTAGTATACCATCTGCGCATTATAGCATTTTCATAACTCCATGACGAAGTTCCTATTAAGCTACCCGTGGGACTTAAATTGAGACTGTCCCATGTAACATTACGCAAATTTATACCAGATAAATTCATAAACCGAACATTAACATTCCGTGGTCGCAAGTATGGAGTGGTATCTATTAATGGAAAGGGTAATAAATTAATCCGGTCTAATACGGACGAAGCAACTTCTCTGGAAATCCACAATTTACTACCTATATCATAATCAGGAATAAGTGGATCAAGAAGTTTTAATTTGATCTCAGTTTTAGTGTTGTTAAAATAATCTTTTGCTATTAATAGTTGTTGTACATCTTCACCAAAATTCAATAATAATTTTAATTCTATGTCTGTGTCAAATGCCGTAGTAATTTTGTTACCAAGTATCAATAGCGCCAAATTTTCAAGAGTTTGAGTTAAATTAATTGGAACCGGAGTAAGTTCTACGGCAGAAGCTATTTGAATCTCTAGTGGTTCAATTGCTAATATTGGCTCTATAACATTTACAATTACCTGCAACATGTCCTGCGCTTGTAGTGGATCAACCACAAACACATCCAATGGCAATAATACAGTAATGGTAACTGTTTGATAATGTGTGGGTAACAGGGTCATATTATATTATTCCAAAAAAATCTGGCCCGAGTCCATAGAAACCGCACTTATTTTTATTGGATTTTTGTATACATTCGGAATCATTGTTTTTACAACATTTTTATTTATTCCATATATAACTTGTACAGTTTGTTGTGGCTCTACAACAAAATTATAATTTTTCAATTCTCCAAACGGAGTAATGATAGTAAAATAATCTGCGACTTTAATAGTTACTTGTATAGGCACATTAATAGTATGATTTTTAAATGACAATGTTTTACGAACATTTATAGGATCTCCTACATTACTATGAATATCAATGGGCACCAATCCATCACCAGCAATGTGTAGAGCATCACTCATCTCTATAATACTACCCCGAGGAGTAAGTTTTGATTTAGCAGTAACGGTATTGAGGTCAGAAATGGAAGGAGGCATCCCATCTTTTACTATATAAATTTTTGTTCTCCCCGCTGGATCATTTGGAGACAATTCAGTGGGTTCGGATACCAATCGTATTAATTGTCCCAATATTGTTCCGTCATCATATGTAACCGTTGTTTGCGAAGTATACGCAACCGTAATAACTTTTATTGTTCCTTTAATGTTCTGTTTTTGCCATGTAACCGTAACAACTGTTTCTCCCCGCGAGGGGCCAAGAATAATACTATTTTCTAACCCATTCTGCCCAGATAATTTGGCTACAGTTGTATTCTGTATAGCCCATGAAATATCTTCTGGAGGAGGAATCATTGACTCTCCCGAAGCTGCGTGTGCAATCAATTTTACCGAAAAAATTTGACCGGCGTATCCAGCATATGTAATGGCAGAGCCGGGAATGGTCGGATTGATTGGGGTTATTTTATTCCCATATATCAATGATAATGATGCCCCAGTACTAATGGTAAATGTCATATTATGTTAATAATCCTCCCCCTCCACCAGTGCCGGACCCAATGCTGCCGGGGGCCGTTGGGACGAAATAAGCTCTGACTTCATCCAATATTCCGTCTGCATATGCCATGAAATCAGGTAAAATAATTCTACCAATGTCATTACCTAACGCATTTACCCTAACTGCATAGCTAAAGGCATACCCGGCGGCGGGAACACAACTTACCGCCATCCCTTCTCCCCAAGGCATAGTTACAGAGAACGGCCCGGAGTGGCCATTAATTATGCCTCGACCGCCGAAGACGCCAAACGATATTGTCTGTGCTGGCATTGGTGAATGTGATGGAGTAGGATTCGGGGGTAAGAATGGTTGACATGCTGGACTTTGAGTGACCGTCCCGGGGGTAAGACGATTATATGAACCCATTGTACGTGCACAGATAATAATTGGATTAAATTGTGAACTATCAAAGCTAAGACTATTCTCTGAACGAGAAGTTCCGCTACAATCTATATAATTAATTGACGGCAGTGGTAATATTGCTGGAGACTCTTGATCAAACCAAAACTTATACTCGTAACACAGGGGTTGCGGGGGCGCGCCGGGGGAGGGGGTGATAGATGGTGTAGGAGTTGGAGCCGGGGTACGACTAACACTATCTCCTGCCCGATTCTCCGCTCCACACTGCCCCCCTGCCTTACATCCACCCACCACATTATCTTGTACATCGCGGCACACATAATCTTGCGTGGCATTTAACCATACAGACGATATCACCCTTCCCACCGTTGTACACAGTTCCAACTGACCGAGCGGCGGAGTATTCGATGGTGTTACTGGCGGAGTTTTCGATGGAGTTACTGTTATCCCTGCTCGCGTGGGCGAAGGAGTTATTGATACTCCGGGAGCAATGATAACTGCAACAATTCGTTGTTCATATTTAGCATTAGTTACTACACGAACTATTCCTCCATCAACCGTCTTGGGAGCGGGGGCTGCTGGTTTGGTGGTGCTAGGAACATACCCTTGTGCCAGTTTTTCTGCGTCCGTTAAATTCTTGACAGAATCTGTTATGTCGTTCCAATCATAATAATATGTGGTGGTAGTAATATGATCTTCTTCTATTCTTTGATAATAAACATCATATAGTATACCATTTCGTGTTTCACGAACTGGATATGGTTGAATATTAGTAGTGAATGGTCCCGCATAGAATCTTGATGCTGTTGTAGTGTTAACAACCACTTTTTCCCACCAGCGAGGACCAGCGGCATCAGCATATACTCCAACCGAAACTATCTGTGCACCAGTACCCTGACTCGATACTGTTATTTGAGCGTTTCCGGGGGATATTCCCTTTGCTAATCCGGTTGTCTGCCCCACAGATACAACTCCGGTATTGGAAGATGCGTAAGTAATAATTTTATTCATTGCAACATTTTGTGTCTGCTTAGTAAGATTTTTTTCCATTACTTGAGCAGTTACTGTTGCTGTTGCCGCAACTTTTAGTGTAAGACTTGGAGTTGAAGTTAATTGAAGTTCAAATACTATAACATCGGAAGTTCCACTTATTGGATCTCCCTTTCCAATAAATTCAAAAGTTATATTGAAATTATTAGACCCCTTTGGTAAAGTATCAAAAAATGTTCTATTAGCTGTTACGAGTACAATAGATGTCTGGTTGGGAGCCAATTGAATAAATGTTGGTGTAACAGTCACCCCGGCGGGAGATTTTATGTTAATTTTAACTTCATTGGCATCTATATTTTGAATTGCATACTTACGTTCCAACGCCGAACCGAATCCAACAGTATGTGTAATAGATATTGGATCTAAAACCGGGGAGAAAATTATCTTATCTAGAGTAAATGCCATATTAGCTCACCTCAACCCTTGCATCAAAATGTCCATCACTAATAAAAGTGGTTACTTCTTCTTTTATTGCCGTGGTTATAAATAGTTCCAACTCGGATTGTTGAATTCGCGAATCCGTTTTGCTTGCTTCTACCAAATGAATTATCGTCATTTTATATATTTTGTCCAATAAATCTGGCATAAAAGACAACAATCTATCATACTGATCAATATATTGTAATCTAATTCCAGCTTGTGTATTTGCCAATACTCCATGAATATCCGGAGTTTCTAAACTCTCAAATTCGGTAGCAGTATTATCTAATATATTTTTTGACCGAAATAATTGCTCAATAATTCCTTGCGCCAACCGTTTATTAACCGATGGAGGAGTAAATTCTTTAATTTCTCGTAACTGCGATGCAGTCGGAGTATCTGAAAATTTAACAACAATTTCTTTACGAGAAGGAGATACCACCGTTATTTCTAGTTTGTCATCATTCGCCTCCGACCCCACCATATCTGAAAAGAAATTAACAGTAATGTCATATAAACCCGGAGGAACAAGTGGAAAATATTGGCGAGTTAATTCTGTCATCTCAAATACAATGTCCTGAGTATAGGTTATGTCATTTTCTGTATACACACGGGCACTTATTAATCCGCTAGACAGGGGAACATATGCAGATGCAATCAATCTCTCGGTGCTAATTTCATATAAATGCATTTCTGCGATATCCGAATTTGTATATCCAAATTCTGCTGGCTCTATTCGTAATATAATTGGTTCACTAATACTTGCGGCAAATCGCAAAACGCCGTCTCGACGCGGAACTGTATTTATATTTTGCTTATAATCAATTTGGTTTGGCATTATTCGCTCAGTATATCTTCAATATTTAATGTGCTTGATTGGATATCTAATTCTTTGAATGTCTTATCTATTAATTGTTCCATTACAACTCTATTGGCGATTGGAGTTGTTACTACCAATTCATAATTTTGCGACGAAGTAACAGCAGTGAATATAGTATCGGTGTATATTTGCCCGATGTTTGCAATTCTACCTATATCAAATTCAAACTCCGTTCCGACTAATAAACTCTGCGAAACTTGATATTCGGGAATACGACGAGGATCTATTAATACCGGATTTAGTAAAAACTTAATCTGATCATTAAAAAATGTATTTTCAGAAACAAACATCGTCTTAATATACGGTGATGACATATTATATTACCCGAAATTGTCCTACATGAATATATTCCACTTCTGAATTGCTGTAAAATACAGAAAGGTGTATTTCATATACTCTATTTCTGTACAAATATCCAGTATCTAATATAAAATATGACCCCGTGGCATCGCACGATAATCTATCATATACATCTCCCGGATATACTATTATGTTAGCAGAAACATCTTTAATTTCAAAAAATGTATTGAGGGGCAGTGCATATTGTGCTTTATATCTTGGACCCAAATTAAATACTTTCGGAGGATATTTATCTCGTACTAAAAATCTCACCATATCTAATTCACCTTTTTCATAATGAGATTTCAATCCAGATGTTGAAATTTGAGCAGAAGAAGATGTTAATACTTTTAATGAACCCGTTGTATATGACGCATCATCTTTTACTATCTCTATTACTGGTTTAAAAATTGTGTGCGTCTGTGAACTAAAAAACTTACAATTCGCTTTGTTTGTTGGACTTTGTTCTGTCGTGGCATCTAATTTTAATACAAATCCATAGTTTGGAATAGATGATCCTGAAATTGCCGATACAATACTAGTAACATCTATTACTAAATCGGTCAGTGGATGTTCTAGTAATGACGCCGAAGCAGAAGGAGTACTTAATTGTGTAGATCCACTACCACTCACCGCCCAACCAGCCGTGCCCCACAACGCAGTTAACGAAGCGGATAACCATGTAGCTCCGTCTCCAACATTCATTGGAGTTTGATAGAAATACGAAGTTCCCTCGTCCCACGATTGACTAGCAGGGAGCACATATAAAATTTGTTGACTGTTCAAATTGGTTGCAGATGCAAAGTATAATCGTAAATTAGCAGATGCACTTACAGGAAGTACTCCGGCAAGATCAAAATGAATCAATCCACGAACTGGCTCATAATCACCAGTATGTTCTAATTTACCAACTTCTAATATTTCATCATACCCCGCATTATTATTTGGGTATGATTTGTATATTGAAGTATCTTTTGTAGGAAAAAGGAAAGTTCTCATGTCATATATTTCCAAGTTACGAGGTAGCGTTCCCAATAATATCATGTTCTGGATAACGAATTTCAAATATACACGGATCGAGACTCGGATAGATAATACCATCTATCGTTGCTTCGTCAATATCATACCGATAATTTTGATAATCCATTCCATCTTGGAATTGATACCGATTAAGAATTTTCAAACTCTTTACTGACTGCACACCTTCAACGGCTGCAATTTGTAAAATAAGATCATTTATAATAATTGGTTGCTGAATTTGCCAATAGTCAATATTAAAATATTCATTGATGGTATCTATGCACCGTGCCAATACATCTCGCATAATAAAATTCTTAAATACTAGAATGTCAAATTCTATTGCAATATTAACTACAAATCCATCTAAAATATTAATCTCGTCAGTTAATACACGATATTGATCAAGATATAAAACTAAATTTTCTTTAACTGCTGTATTTAAAGTTGTCAATTTTTTATTTTGATTATACCCCAACACATACAAATTGATCGCATTCGGTCTGACCGGATCATTAACATACACCACATTATTGAATGGATTAGTATCAGTGTTTTCTGTTCGTGTACTCACATCAGCAGTAATAACTTTATTAATTTGCTCATCTTTAATAGCAAACGCCTTTATTACCGATCCATATTTTGCTGGCATTGACAAAGTACGTGTAACATAATCACGATATGTTACTACTCGATTCTGTGCATTAAACCATCCTAATGCATTTTGTCGTATTTCTTCAGTGGTCATTGCGTCGGCGCCGCCGGTTGCCGGGGTGTCATTATTTACTGCAACCGATTGAACTGCAGTATTAAATACGGCTAATTGCCCACCAGATAAATCTGTGGTGTCGTTGAGAACATTTAACAATCCAACATTAGTAATAGTATTTGATGGAACATTAGACTGTATTCCACCACCAATAGAATATGTAATTGTTAATGTAGTATTTGCTGGTGCAACGCCAAACGCATCAGATTCCAAGAAATTTATATCATTCAATGAAATGCTAGCTAAATTTGTCGTATACCATTGATTTGCAATGTGTCTGGGATCAATATTATATAATGCGGTTGATACGGTACCGGTCCCAGATCCAAACATTAATTGATATGCACTATTTTCAGTTAATCTAGTTACAAATCTTCGGGGAGAACTTATTAATTGCGCACGATATAATGGAGGAACCCCCGGTTCAGTTGCATATATATTAGGAGTTGTTTCGTCAAATATATAATCCTGCGCCAAAAAATCCACTTCATTCCATGTATTATTCTGAGAATCTACTACACTAATAACATTAATTATATTGCTATCAGGAAGTGTTATAACATGAAATTTTTCTGGATCATTAATTGTTATTTGAATAGATTTTGTCGTACTTGATATCAATCTAACTTTTTTTACTGCAAGAAAAAATGTTGGCTGCTGTGTGCCAGAATCTCTAGCATATACCGTAACATCACGATCTGCCGGGTCAGCAAAATCTACAATATCAATATTGCGGAACATAACCTGCGGATTTGTACTACTAAAAAATGTACTCCCCGCTCCTATATGTAAAAGATAATCGGGGTCTGGCTCATATGTATTTGACGCGGGAACAATTTGAAATAAAACCGCATCACAAATAGAAGGTGCAGTTAATCTTGGTTTGTATCCCAAAGACTGCGCAATTGAAATGACATTTTTGTTTTCTTCCGCATACCCCAACAAATTTTCTTTGAATGTATTATCAACATAAAATGAAAGTACATCCCCCACATAAGATGCCATTTCTATAAACATCATTCCGGGAGATGCTTCATTAAAATCAGTATATGTGTTAGGATAATATACTTTAGACAAACTTATAAGTGATTGTCTAAAATCCAAAAAGTTCTTATTAAGATACTTTATTTCCTTCAATGCAGGAGCTGGTTTTTTAGTTAATTTCTGTAGTGCCATAGTATTCTCAGAAAGTTATGATTATTTCGCCGGTCAAATTTGGTGCATTGGACAACCGATACTTAGCATATAATTGTAAGGTATTTGTGTTAATATTTGAAATCACTTCATTTACCGTTACCTCTAGCAACTCTAAAAACGGCATCCATTTTGCCACTGCATCTATAACTGATAACCTAGCTAGCTCCATCGTTTCTTGTATTTTTTGTTCAAACAAAAAATTATGTATACCACATCCAAATTCGGGTTGGTGCACACGCTCCCCGAGACGAGTTAAAATGAGATTAATAAAATTGCTCTTAACTTGCTCAAGTGTATCATATCCTTG